GTCGCCGGGCTCAATCACGCACTGATGCGCAATGGCGCGGAGATACGGCCGGACATCGAACACATCCCGGCGATGATCGCTGGCCGCCGCGAGATGATCGAGATGACCGCCAAGGCATCGATGCTGTCGGTCAACGAACAGCGCGCGCTCCTCGGCTATCCGCCGTATGACGAAGACGATACGGCCAATATTCCCGTGAAGCTGGAAGAGTTGCGGATCAGGCGCGCGGCGATCGAGGCACAGATGGGGGGCGTGTCGAACCTACTCGGCAAGGCGCCAACGTGAGGAAGTGCGATGCTGCAGCAACAGTTAGTCCGATACGATGCCGCGTGCCAAGCATTGGCCGAGGCGCATGCGGTTGATGAGGTCAAGGACATCCGCGACATGGCGGTGGCGATCTCTAGTTACGCGCGCCAAGCTCGCAACAAAGAGCTTGAGATCGAGGCGTCGGAAATCCGCTTTCGTGCTGAGCGGCGCATCGGCGAGTTGATGGAACAACAGCGCCGCACGATCGGGTTCAACGAAGGCGGCCGGCCTAGCAAAACCGGGTCCAAAACGGACCCGGTTTTTACCCTGTCCGAGGCGGGAATCGACAAGCATCTGGCCGATCGGGCGCGCAAGTATGCCGCCGTGCCGACCAAACGGTTCGAGCAACTGATGGCGGAGCGGCGCGAGCGGATCGCACAGGAAAACGCCAGAGTCACGATCAACCTCCTCTTGTTCGATGACAAGGCCGAACGGCGAGCCCAACGTGAGGCCGAGCTAGGCGCGAAGCTGTGCGCGGGCAAGCGCTACGGCGTAATCGTCGGAATGATCGCGCTCGATCGGCATGGGGCGCCGTCAAGCACGGACGTGATCGCGACACGCGACGTGGCATCGATCGCCGCCGATGATTGCGTGCTCGGGCTGTGGGCCTCGGTGCCGATGCTGGTGCACGCGCTCGACGTGATGGAGACGTGGGGCTTCGCCTATAAAACGCATTGGGTATGGGCGAAGGATCGCATCGGGCCCGGCCATTGGAATCGCAACAAGCATGAGCTTTTCCTGTTCGGCACGCGCGGTCACGTGCCGTGCCCGGCGCCGGGCCAGCAGTGGGACAGCTTGCTGGAAGCGCCGCGGCGCGGCGATTGGGAGAAGCCGGAGATATTTCTGGAGATGCTTGAGGCGTATTTTCCGCACATCCCGAAGATCGAACTCAACCGGCGCGGACCGCCGCGCCACGGGTGGGCTGCGTGGGGCGTTGCTGAGGAAGCCGAAGCGGTGGCGTGAATGCTGATCAACATCAGCAGCGATCGCGAATTCCAGCGCTACCTTGACCGCACCGAACAGCGCTTGCACGTGGCCATGGTGCCGGTGCTCGCCGGTGCGATGCGGCTGCAATTGACTGACGGCGGTATCGCTGCTGAGGATTTCATTAAACGCCGCGGCGAAAAGATTCTCGTGCGGCATTACAAGCTGATCTTCAATCAGATGTACACGGCGACGTGGCATCAGGTGCAAAAGCAGGCGCGCACCGGTGTGACGGCGTTCATGGAGCGCATGCTGTCGTGGATCGAGCGCGAGGCGGCAACGCGCATCCAATTCATCTCGCAATCGACCGCCGACCTGATCCGCGATTTTATTTTCCAGGGTGTGCAGGACGGTTGGAGTAGCACCCGGATCGCGCGCGAGATCGTGCAGGAAATTCCCAACATCTCGCGCAAGCGTTCGGCGACGATCGCCCGGACCGAGACGCACGGCGCCGCGATGTGGGCGATGGATGAGACGATTGACGAACAACGAATCCAAATACAGACAAAGCAGTGGTTTACGGCAAGCGACACGCGCGTGCGCCCAAGCCATCAAGCGATGCATGGCGTAACCATTGCACGCAACGAGCCGTTCGATACTGATGACGGGCAGATGATGTTTCCCGGCGATGATTCGATGGGCGCCGATGCCGGTGGGCTCATCAACTGCCGGTGCAGTCTACTTTACTTCACGTGATCTTCGCCGCGCCGCATTGGCCGCCGATGTGTATGCGCGGCGCGCCAGCGGTCCGCGTTCTCCGGCGAGGAAGCGATTGCTGTCAAAGTAGGTACGCGGCAACAAACCCAACTCGCGGATGACGCGTCGAACGACCGTGCGATTGACTCGGAAGTGTCGCGCAATGCGCGCCTCCGGAATTCCGGCCCAATAGAGGCGGCGGAAGTCACTGAGGTCGTGAAAGATGATTTTTGCCGGCATGACTCAGAAGAAATTTGCGACACCGACAATTACGCACTGACTTTTCGTTTTACAACTAATTTTCATCGTGCGCATGGTCGCACGGATGAAACAGTATTCCGATCTCAATTGTGCGTTCGAACTGAAATCGGAAGGTGACTCGGTCGCAACATTCACCGGCGTCGCCTCAACATCTGACACTGACTCTCACAACGACATCATCGAAGCCGGCGCGTTCGAGCCGATCGAAACCAAGCTCGCGCCGAATGGCGAATTGATTCCGAACGTGATGATGCTGCGTGATCATGATCGCGCGCAAGTCATCGGCGGCTGGCGATCGTTCGAGCAACAGGGCAAGCACCTGATCGTTCAAGGCGAGCTTGCGTTGGAGGTGCCGAAGGCGCGCGAGACCTATGCGCTGATGAAACGCGGCTACTTGTCGGGCCTGTCGGTCGGCTTCTCGGTGCTCGACCGAAAGCACCTCGCCGTCGATGAGCGCACCGGCCGGCGCACGATCAGGAAGGCGTTGCTGCAGGAATGTTCGATCGTTGGCTTTCCTGCCAATCGCAACGCGCGCATTGTCAACGTCAAATCCGAGATCGATGAGTTGCTCGCTGATGGCGGCTTTGATGAGGTCGAAGGCATCGGCCGGCTGTTGCTCGGCTTGTTGTTGCGCGACGCGCGCAAGCCGTTCGGCGATGTCGAGTATGCCGATCCGGGCTATCAGGAAGATAAACGCAAGCGCTACCCGATCGACACCGAAGGCCGCATTCGCGCGGCGTGGAACTACATCCACAAGCCGTCGAATCAATCGTTCTATTCGCGCGAGCAAGTCGACCGAATCAAAGCGCGTATCGTCGCCGCGTGGAAACGCAAGATCGATCCGGAGGGACCTCCGGCCTACCGCGAGGACAAGGCCGAGGGCGGTTTTGCCGATCCCGGCTATTTGGACGATGGGCGCAAACGCCATCCTATCGATACCGAAGCGCAAATCCGCGCCGCCTGGAAAAACATTCACGACCCGACGAACCGCGCTCTCTATTCGCGCGAGCAAGTCTTGCGGATCGAGGAGCGCATCATTGCCGCGTGGAAGGCAAAGATCGATCCGGAGGGTCCGCCGCGTATCCGCGAAAACAACAAGAGTGACCGTGACCAAAGCCTGATCAAAGCGATCGACGATTTCACCCCGATCGATGAATTCGTGGCCGCTGAGCGTTTGCGCGGCCTGATCGAGCAACTGAAAGGTCGCGGCCATGCCTCCTGAAATCAACCTGTCCGAACTGGTGACGGAAATCAAAGCGATCAGCGGAAGCATCAGCGCCGCCGATGAAGCTCAGGCGAAGCGGCTCGAAGGCATCGAAAAATCGATGGAGGAGAATGCCGGCCGCTTCGTCAAGCTTGATGACGGCATGAAGGTGTTCGACGGAAAATTTACGTCGCTGGAAACGAGCATCAACGATCTGTGGAAGCGCGCGAGCCGACCGGGCGCCGAGGGCCGCGAGGAAGGCAATGCCAAAGAGCGCGCCTATGCGATTGAATTTCTGGAGATGCGCCATGAGGAGCGCATCCGGAAAAAGGACACCGAGCATCCTTTCAGCTTCACCGAGGAACAGGTCAAAGACGCGATCGCCTACCGCAAGGCGTTGAACCGGGCGGTGAACACTGTCGACGCCAACAGCTTGCCGCAGGAGATTCGCAAGTCGCTCACGGCGTTCGCGATGGGATCGAACGGCTGGGTGCTCGCGCCGGAGATGAGCAACCGCGTCATCTCCTGCATTGTCGATCCGACCGACCTCGCCGGCATGATGTCGAGTATGAACATCTCCGGCCCCTCGGTGAAATTCCCGATCGACAATCAACGCATGGGCTTGGCGGCGTGGGCGTGCGAGGCATCATGCTTTGCCAACAATCCGATGCCCGATTTGCAGGACGGGCTCGGCGAGTTGGAACTCAAACCCGAGACCATCCGCTACATCGTTTGCGTTGGGCGCGATCTCCTCGAAGATGCGGCGATCAACGTCGAAGACTGGATCATGCGCAAGGTGTCCGAGGGCATGCGCGCAACGATCAACCACGCGATCATCGTCGGCGATGGCGTGGGCAAGCCGCTCGGTATCTTGCATCCGCTCGCCGGCATTCCGGTTTGCGAGACCTCGCCGAACACGCCGCCCGGCATGTTTACGTGGCAGGACTTGATCCAACTCAAATATGAACTCCCGATGGAGTGGCATCCGGGGGCTTCGTATCTGATGAACCAGCGCACATTTGCGTTACTGCACACGATGAGCGATGCCATCGGCCGGCCGCTGGTGTCGCCGATTCCATCCGGCCCCGGCTTCATGCTCGACGGCTCGCCGATCCGCATCGTGTCGCAGATGCCCGACGTGGCGCCGGGCGCGACGCCCGTCGCCTTCGGGAACTGGCAGCGCGTGTACATGGTTGTCTGGCGCAAGGCGATCACCATGCAACAGGACCCGTACAGTGCGGGCTTCTGCGTGCTCTACAAGTTCGACGCGCGCGTGGGCGGTGGTGTTCTCTGTCCGAATGCCGCGCGCCTGCTGAGAATCAGGTAAGCCGCGCCGTCACATCAGGAGGCTTTGAAATGACCGGAACACTGAATATCCGCAGCAACGCCGGCAAGGTGTGGGTTGGCCCGATCCTGTCGCCGGACTATGCCGACCTTGGCATCGGCTGGGAATACAGCGTCGTTGTGTTCAACACGACGGCCGAAGACATCACCAGCGGCGTGATCGAATTCGAGAACGCGGACGCGGACCCGAACAATCCGTGTGCGCCTGACGAATGGTTCCCGATCGATCCGATCTCCGATTGCGGTCCGATCGTCACTGGTGTGCCGTACACGCCGCCGGTGACGATCACGATCACGCCGGAGCGGCCGATCCGGGCGCGGGCATCGTGTCAATACGCTGTCCCGTGTCCGCGGCAATTCATTCGCGTGAGCGCGGCGCCCGCGGGCACGTGGGTGGCGGTGGTGATCACGCGGTTGAAGCGCACCGATTTCAGCCACCTCGGGCCGTTCGGTGGCATTCCGGCGCCGCTCCCGCTCGCCGGCTCGGCGTTCCAGGCGCAATTCACTCAGCCGCAGCAACAGGCAGCGGAGACGACGCCGCGGCGGCGTCGGCGCAGCGAGGAGGCGGCGACCTGAGCATGCAGCTTGTGCAGATCACCGCCGGTCGCGCGGTTCACTATTCGATGAACAACGGACTCACGCTGAGTGAGTTTGATCCCGGCGTATTGTACGAGGTGCCCGATCACGTAGCGCGCGGCATGCTCGCACGCAATTGGGCCAGGATCGTTGACCGCAACGAA